TCAGCTCCTTGATGCGCTTCTTGACGCCTTCGGAGTAGTTGTCGATTTCATCGTCCGTGGGGTCGGCAACCTCCCGCTCAAGGGGTTTGCGACCACGATCCCGCTCGGGGGTATCGTCAACGATCTCGATTTCAACGTCGTCATCCGCGTCAGCGGTGATCTTGACCTCGTTGTCCTCGGTGGAATCAACGACTTGTTTGTCGTCATCCTGTTCGTCGGGGAACTTAAATCCTGACATGCTTACTCCTATTTAGGCGCGGGTGATGCCGCGAGGGTCTTGGACAACAGCGTCCACTTGGTCGTCGTTCAGGAGACGGAACTCCTTCCCGAAGATTTTGAAACGCGTACCAGAATAGGTACGGGTGAGAATGAAGTCGCCTTCTTTGCACCAAGCACCGTTGGGGAACTTGGCCGGGTCTTTGTATGCGTCGGGGCCAACCTTGAGCACGAACAGCACGGTGGTCGCGTGCTCCTCCTGCTTCATGAAGCTCTCGGCTTTCACGATGCTGGAGTTCTCGAACGTGTCAGACACGTCCGGCACGATGCACAGGAGCTTCCAGCCAGTCGGGTCAGGCAGCGAGGTCGCCTTCTGCTCCGCAGGAATGCTCTCGTCCTGGGTGTCTTTGGGTTGAATGGTCGCAGGCATGGACACGCCCGGGGGAAGAATCAGGCCAGATTCACTCATCGGATTTCTCTACTTTCTCTGCAAGGTCGAGGAGATAACGCTCCGCGATGGCGAGACCTTGGATCACACCGCAGAGTTTTTGGTATTCGTCAAAAGAGCGGCACGAACCCCCAGCCATGTCATCGGCGTAGTTGTTCATGTCGGTGCGTAGCTTCTCGCGCAGTACGCGTGCGAACTCATGGATCATTTGTTGGACTTACCTCCGGGGTTTTGTGCTCTCGCACGTTCAGCGGCTTTCGCCTTCGCAATGTCGATACCCATGCGGGTACCTTCGCGTTCTTGCTGCGCGGCCAGTTGGTCAGCCTTGTAGGCCGCGTCCACTTGGAGGGCTTTTTCTTTCAGTGCGATCTCGTCGGCCTTGGTCGCCGCGTTGACCTGCATCTGCTTGTCCTTGAGCGCCATGTCCTGCTGCATGGCCTGGGAGTCCAGTTGCAGCTTCTGCGCCTTGATCTGAAGCTCCTGCTGCTTGAGCTGCAACTCTTGCTGCTGCATCTGGAGCACCGGGTCTTGGGCTTGCTGCTGTGCCTGCTGCTGGGCCGCCATGGTCTGCGACTGCTGGAGCACCTGCTGCGCAGCCTGAGCCATCATCTGCGAGAGCGACAGCTCGATCTGCGGGGGCAGCTTCTCGTCGTCGGGCGGCAGGGCCATGCCCAGTTGCTGCTCAATCTTCTGGCGGTAGGCAAAGCCGACGTGCTCGGCAATGTGCGCCATCATGGCAGCCTGAATCTGCGGGGCGCGGGGGTTCTGTCCCACAAGCTGCATGATGATCGGGTCTTGCATCGCGGCGGTGTGCACCTTGATGTGGGACTCGTGATCTTGGTACTGGAACGCCTTGAGCGGTTCGCCCTTGAGGGCCGCCACGTTCTCAGACACCGGGTCTTTGGGCTTCTGGTCGTCGGGCAGCGGCACCAGCTTGTCAGCGTTGCGGATGCCTAGAACCTCCAGCATGCCCCGGTGGAGCTGCGGCAGGTTGTAGATGTCCGGGGCCGTCTGCGAAAGCTGGATGACCGCTTGGTACTGCACCAGACGCTGGGAGAGGGTGGCGGCGTTCGGATCGCTGACCGGGATGACCTCAACGATGTCGTAGTCCGACTTCTTGACCCGGCGCAGGTCGCCCTCGTCCTTGTTGGCGTCGGGCTCGTAGCTGTACTCGTCGTCCGTGTAGTCGCGGATGATTGCCTTGAGGAGCTGAAGCTCCTGCTTGAGGGAGTAGTGCACCCGGGCCTGGACGGCGGTGAGGACTTTGAGCTGGCGCTCCAGCAGGGCCAGGGTCGTTCCCACCGGGGCCTGGGCCGACATGTCCGAGACCTTCATGTCCGCCGTGGCGGCGAACCGGCGACCCTCCTCCACCACAGTCTGGAGCAGGTTGAACAGGGTGGCCGAGGGCTCTTTGTACGGCAGCGGCAGGATGTTGTCGCGCAGGCTGCCCGAGCCGATGTCCACGTCGCGGAACTCGCCCGGAGCAATCGGCGTGTCGTCGCCCTTGATACGCAGGCCCCGGCTCTTGAGGCCACCGGGCAGGTTCGACAGCGTGCCCGCGTCGATGAGCTGGCGCATCAGGCTGGTTGCCGAGTTGGCAAAGCCACCGATCAGGTGGAACAGGCCGAAGCCGTAGGCACCGAAGCCCGGGATGTACTGGTAGTGGACGAAGTGCTGGCGCTTGAGGTGCAGCTCGTCATCCTCCCGCCAGTTACGGCGGATGGCCAGCACCGTGTTCGTGCCCTTGATGTACGTGACCACGTACGGCAGCGCGATGCCAGCAGGCTCGCCTTCTTCGTCCCGCACGCAGTACGGGTCGTCCTCCAGCACGAGGTCGGCGTGCGACTCGATCAGGGTGTACCTGTCGTCGTTGAGGTCGGTGAACCCGGTCTCTTTGTCCTTGGCGCGGTTGATGTCGTCGATGTTCTTCTCGGGCGAGCCGATGTCCACATCGCGGTAGAAGCCCTGCATCTGGAGCTTCTTGATCTCGTCCTCGGTCTTACGCATGACGTGCGAGACGCGGTGCGCAGTCTGGATGTCCGAGGTGCCGTAGGGCAGGATGATGTCCTCGGCCGGGATGAAGATGGAGACCTGACGACCCAGGTTCGGGTCGTAGTACACCTTCTTGAAGGCGCTGCCGGTGGCAGGCAGCGACCACAGCATGCGCTCATGCTCGGGGCGGAACTCCTGCATCTTCTCGGTGAGCTGGAAGTTCATGTCCTCCTGCACCCGAACAGCGGCTTCTTGCTTGGCCGGAGTCTGGCGGCCGACGATCTTGGTTTTCACCGGGCCCTGGGCCGGGAACGTCTCGGTGATGGTCTCCGACTGGAACTTGACCACCGCCTCGGTAATCATGGGATGAAAGACACCCGACGCGCCGTCCCACGGCTCCGTGCGCTCTTCAATCTGTAAACCCAAAAGTTTCAGACCTGTAACATAAGCCTTCTCCCAGTCCTTGCGGGAGTTCTTGTCGTTGTCGATGGCGCTGGCCAACTCCGAGACTTGCGAAGACATCACGCCTTCGTCTAGGTACTCGGCGAGGTTGGAGTCGAAATCATCGAGCGTGGGCTCTTCTTTGGTGATCGAGATGTCCAGGCCGTCGGCGTGGATGTTCACCTCCTCCGGGTCAACGATCTCAATCTCCAGGGCCTCCTCGTCCGCGCCTGCGGCATCAATGCCTTGCGGGGCTTGAAAGAGGGCTTTGTCGATATTCGTGGCCATGCGCGATCCTTTTCAAAACTCAGTAGTACGCCGCCCTGCGACGCTGGAAAAACCTGTCCTCGGGCTCGTCGCTGTCCAGCGCGATGAACCCCCCTTGGCGATAGCGCAGCAGCGCCTGAGTTGTCGTGTCCACATAGTCGTCGTGCTCTCCGACGGGGAACGCGGCGATTTCTTCGATGACTTCCCGGGCCCAGCGCGTATCCGGGGCCCATACTTTTCCGGAGGAAAACAAATCGGCCACGGCGTTAACCCGCACCATTTTGTCATTTCCCCGGCTCGGTGAAAACTCCTGAACCGGGATGCCCATCTGACGCAGCTCTTGGATCAAGGGTGCACCGGCCGCCTTCTTCTCCACGATGAACGCGTCTGGCTCCCACTCTTTGTAGTGCTTGAGCGCGATTTGCTTGAGTTCTGGGAACGCCATCCTGTCCTTGAACGCGTCGAGCAGGATGACCTGCGGGCTGTTGCCCTCCTCCTCGTTGTAGAACACGCCCCAGGTGGTGCAGGCGCTGTAGTCGGAGGAGTTCTTGGTCTCAAAGGCCGTATCCCAGGACTGAATCACGTAGTCGCACGGCGGTGGGTTCTCGCCTTCCCAAATACGCCAGCTCTTCCTGCTGATGACCGCCGAGCTGTCGGAAGTGGGCTGCTGCATGTACTGGGCGTTCCAGTACTTCGGGTCGAGCGAGGCCTTGGTTGCCTTGAGCGAGGCCAGCGGCCACTGCTCCGGCCAGAGGGACTTCTCGTTGGGCGTGTCCTCATGGAGGATCGCCGGGAGTTCAACAATCTCCCACGGGATTGAGTCCGGGTTCTTTGTCTGGTAGTCGATGAGACGGCCGGTGAGGTCGAGCAGCGACCAGCGCGTCATGATGATTATGATCGCGCCGCCCGGCATCAAGCGCTGAAGCGGGCCCGTCTGGAACCACGACCACGCGGTGTCGAATGCCAGTCGGCTGTTGGTTTTTACGTCCTGCTCGGAGTGCGGATCGTCAATCACGAACAGGTCAGCACCCCGTCCGGCCAGCGCGCCGCCCACACCGGCTGCGTAATACTGGCCGCCGACGCTCGTAGACCACTTGCCCGCAGCTTTCTGGTCGTCTGCCACCACCGTGGCGGGGAAAATCTCGCGGTACTCCTCCGTGTCCAGCAGGTTTCTGATCCTGCGGCCGAAGTCCTCCGACAGGCCCGCCGTGTGCGTGCCCATGATGATCTTCTTCTCGGGGTATTTGCCCAAGAAATACGCCGGGAACAGGTAGCTGGAGAACTCGGACTTCCCCATACGCGGGGCGATGTTGATGATGACGCGCTTTTTGCGCCCCTCGATCACGTCCGTGAATATTTTGGCCAGCTTTTTGTGGTGCGGCCCGATCTTGAAGCCTGGGTACACCGCGCTGGCGAACCCGAGCATGTTGTCCTGGGCTGCTGCCAGACGCGTGCGCTTTTCCCGCTCCTCAAGATCAGCCAGCAGCTCGGCCTTTTCCTGCGCTGACATCAGCGGCAGGGCCTTCTGGAGCGCCTCAAGCTCCAACTTCGTCAACGAAGTTAGGGTTTTCACTCGGCGCTGCCCTCTTGGGCGGGCTTTTCTTCAGCGTTTTCGATGGTTTCTTCCCGCTGACTGATGTCGATTACATCAACCACACCCATGAACTTGCCCAGCTTCTCTTTGATGCGGGCGTCCAGCTCCGCGTCGCTGGCGGGAGCTTGCTTGACCTCGATCTTCTCGGTGAAGAGGCCCACTTCTGTGACCTTGCCCAGAAGCTGAAGCGCTTTGAGGCGGATGTTGGGGTTCGGGTTGGTGGTTTCCTCCACGATCTTGGCGACCGTGTACCCGCGCAGCTCCTTGGCCTGCTCGACAAACTCCCAGTCGTAGGCCGTGAGCATGCCTGTAAGGTGCCGGACAGCTTCGGGGGTCTTGAGGGTGACGAGCGCGGCCTTCTGGTCGAGCGTGTTGGTGTTTGTGGTGAGCGCGGAGAACGCCGTGCGGGCGCGGGACTTCTCCACTTCCAACTCGACCGCCTCGTCTGGCGGTGCACCAATCTCTTCCAGCCAGGATGCCGTGGCAGTCTGGGCAGCCAACAGTTGTTCCGGCCCCGCGTTTTCCAGCGTGGTCAGTTTTCCGGGCGGTGTGACTTCCGGCTCGAATTGCACCAAGTGTTCAAACATATGCGCAGGCTGGGGTTGCCCCCTTGATACCTCGTTGGGGCGTAATGTACACTTTCATCGAGCCGTTGTGCAAGCAACTGCTCCTCCTTGTTTCATTTTGCTTTCCTTGTTGGTTGAAGGTGTTGGGCCCGGCGTGTGAAAACACCCGGGCCTTTTCTTTGGCCAGCGTTTGACACAGGTTTTCCAAAATTTTTTGAAAAATTTGGAGCCAGGGCAAAGTTATCGTCCGGCGATAACTTCCCTAATTTTTATATAGACGCCCTTTGGTAGGATGTTTAGCTCTGGGCGAGTTGTTTGGACAAACGTTTTACAAAGTTGTGGGAGCGGGTGTGGAACAGTGTTCATGTAATGACGCCGCCGCACGCCCAAAAAGGGGTTCCCACCCCACGGTGGGGTCGATGTGTAGCCAAAAGCATTCGCCGCCAGCCGCTGCCAGGGCTGCTCTGAAACGTGTTTAGGTACAATAGAGTCATCGGTTAGGGAGTTCGCCCTGCCGATACTCAACCTCACTACTGGAGAACCACCATGTCTCAATTCAAACTCACTGCCGCCACCAAAGCCGCTGCCTTCGCCGTCTTCAACGATGCTGACAACACGTCAGCGAGTTTCACCGAGCGCCTGTTGAAGCTGGGCATCGGCGACAAAGCCACGGCCAAGCCACTGGCGATGGAGTGGGCCAGCAAGAAGTACAAGGCCGCCATCACCCAGGGCCAGCGCGGTGACATGCTGCCGCGTAACTCTGACGCCGAGCGCGCCATGTACCGCGTGCTGGCCGTGTGCTTCCCGAGCGTGGACACCAAGCCCGCCAAGGCCAAGACCAAAGCCAAGGCCGACCTCGTGGCCAAGCTGCTGGCCGACTACGCGAAGCTGTCTGCCGGTGAGAAGCGCAGCTTCAAGGCCCAGCTTGCTGCCCTGTAAGTTGCTGACAACCTGTCAGCGAGTTTTTTCCCGTGGAGTGAGTGCACACTCACTTTTTCCTGGCGGCGCAGGGCGTGAGGCCCGGCCGCTATTTCCTTTCCTGTCAACCCGAGTCTGAGCAAGACTCTTTCTTTTGGAGAACACACCATGAACAAACTCCCCAGCACATGCCAAGAACTCGCCGAGTGGATTGCCCAAGGCGATGCCGAAGCCGCCAAAGAACAAGCCGAACGCAGGGAGCGCGAGCGCCAGTTCAACCGCAGCTTCAACTTCGAGCACGCCAAGTTCGAGTTCAAGCGAGCGCTCTACGCCCGCGCCATCAACTCTTGAGGAAACTCTCTCAGCCTTGCGTGCAGGGCTGAGGGGGCAATCCTGCCCGACAACCTTTGGAGAACGCACCATGCTGCAATTCACCACGCCCACCGGGCGATTCCACATCACAAGCCACGGCAACGGCTGGGCCTACGAGGTCACGCACCAAGCCACGGGCGACTCTCTCTGGTTCCAAGACCACGACGCCGACCACTTCTACGGCGAGACCGCCAAGCTGGAAGACGAGGACGCCATCCAGACCTACTTCGACTGCCTCTGCGAATGAAAGGAGA